TTAGAACTCGCTTTTAGGAGAAAAATAAATGGGCAGCGGAAGGACGTTCGCAGAGCAGGTCACCCGGCTCCTGGAGCAGAGGGCCAGGGAGCTGGAGGTGCGCCGCCAGGTCCTGGACTCCGCGGAGATGTCCAGGGAGGAGGCGGAGCGGAGGCTCCGGGAGGACAGGGAGCCGCTGCCGCCCCGCAAGTGGATCGAGAACGAGTACTTCTCCGGCCCGCTGGCCCGCGGCATGTACGACGTCCTGAAGGAGAGGTTCTGCGAGGTGTTCGAGAGGAACGCCTTCGAGGTCCTCATGGCCGGCGCGATCGGTTTCGGCAAGACGACTCTGTCCATCGGCATCCACCTCTACAGCCTCTACCTGCTCTCCTGCTACGGGGTGCCCCAGAGGGCGTTCCGCGACATGGTGGAGTCGGCGCAGATTCTCATGCTGAACCTGAACACGACGAAGGACAAGGCGAAGAACAGCTACTACATGGACCTGTACCGGCTGGTCCACAGCACGCCGTACTTCCAGAGGGACTTTTCCCCGATGAAGGGGGTGGTGAACGAGCTGCGGTTTCCGCAGAAGAACGTCATGTGCTCGTTCGCCGGCGCGACGAAGACGGCGGCGGAGTCCGAGCACCTCGTCTTCTGCGTGCTCGACGAGGCGAACCTGTACGACGTCGTGGAGAGGTCGAGGCGGAGCGAGAGGGCGGACGCGAAGTACGACGAGGCGGAGGTCGTTTACGCATCCGCGCTGCGGCGTATGCAGACCCGGTACATGCTGCCGGACGGAACGATGCCCCCGCCCTGCAAGTTGATCTCCCTCTGCAAGGAGACCTACCCCAACAGCTTCATGCGCCGGAAGATCCGGGAGGCGAGGCAGAAGGGGTGGACGGAGCCGGACCAGAACGGCAGGGTCCGGACGATCGTTATCGAGTACGCGGAGTGGGAGACGAAGCCGCCGGAGACCTACGAGAAGAGCTACTTCTGGATTCGCACCGGAACGAGGACGGAGAGCCCGCGGATAATCGAGGACGAGAAAGAGGCGGAGCAGGAGAGACGGGAGCAGGAGAGGAGGAGGGCGCAGGGCGTGCCGGAGGACGAGCTGTGCGAGGTGATACAGGTCCCGAGGGCCGGCGGCGAGTACCTCGTATCTGCCCGGTCAAACCTCTCCGACTTCATTCGCGACATCTGCGGCCGGGCGACGGAGGCGTCTCAGATGTTCTTCCCGAGGCGGGAGCCTCTGTTCAAGGCGCTGCGGAAGGAGGGGGGTGGGCCGTGGAAGGGGGAGGTCTGCCATCACCCGTACACGGCCGAGGAGACGACCCTGCTCGACGGGGCCTTCCTGATCAAGGAGAGGCTCGCCGAGAGGAGGGACGGTGTCTGGAGGCCGCTGGTGAACCCGACCGCGGTCCGGCACGTGCACGTCGACATCGGCCTGACCGGGGACGCTGCGGGCATCGCGATGGGGCACATCTCGGGCTGGAGGGACGTCGTGAGGTCCTCCCCCGGAGGTTCCCCGACGATGGTCCGGCTCCCGGTTCTCTGGTACGACTTCCTGCTGAGGGTGATTCCGCCGCTCGGCGGAGAGATTCCCTACTCTGGGATTCGCGGCATCATCTACTCGCTGAGGGGACTCGGGTTCAAGGTAGGGCTCGTGACCTACGACAGCTTTCAGCGCACCTGGGCGCAGGAGCTTTCCACCGAGGGGTTCCGGTGCGAGCTGCTGAGCGTGGACACCAGCATCGACCCCTACATCGAGCTGAAGGCGGCGTACCTGGAGGACAGGCTGAGCGTCTACCCGTACCCGCAGGTCGAGGGAGAGCTGGCGGCCCTGGAGAGGGTCTATACCGGGCAGGTAAGGGACGGCAGGCCGGTTGAGAAGATAGACCACCCTCCTGGCGGCGAGAAGGACGTGGCCGATGCGATGGCGGGGGTCGCGTATACCCTGGTGAGGATGGCGTCCACCCGCATTCCGGTCTCGCCGTTCTCCGTGGAGGTCGCGGAGAACGAGTCGGTCGGGGAGAAGGAGTCGAAGAAGCGGAGGCTGTTCGAGGAGGGGAGGTGGGACGAGCTGTACGATCTGATGAAGCGAGAGGAAGAGGGTTGATTTATTTATCTGCTAAATAAGGACGGGAGGTGGCGAGTGGCGTTCAAAGAAGAAAGGAGGTTGGCGATGAGAGCGGCGATTGTTTTCTTGGCGGTTCTCTTGATCTCCGGATGCGGGGCGGACCCTGGGGGTTCCCTGGCCGACGGAGGCGGAGAGGAGCAGGACTGGTTCGCGGAGTACTACGCGGACTGCGTGGAGGCGTGCGGCCTCTACAACGAGGCGATGGTTACGTGCGGAAAGGTCCCGGTCGAGGACTGCGTGAGGCTCCAGTGGGACCACGGCTCGACGAACGAGGAGTGCCGGGGCTGGCGCAACGAGGCGACCGGCGACATGTGGGGCGTCGAGTGCTGGAGGGCGGTTCTGCAGCGGCTCGCATACGGGGAGTACGACTGCGCGAAGCTGGAGCAGCCCTGCGACGGGTGCGTTCCGAACGTGACGGGGTGCGCGCTTTGACGGCTGGTGCCATACACGGGACTTGCGGAGGATGGTGTGAGTGGCGTGGATTCGCCGCCCACGCCGCCTCCTGTCTTTGGCGGCGGGAGAGCTTGGTCGAGAGGCCCGGCTCTCCCGCCTCCTTTTTGCGTTTCGAGGAGGTGTCGCGGTGAAAGATCCTTTCTGGTGTCCGGATGCGGGGAAGTACGCGAAGGACGGAGTCGTCTACAACCAGGTCAACGGGATGTGGGTCAGCAACGTGCGGTGCGCGAAGTGGGGCAGATGCAGGGACTGCGCGACCGAGAATGAGAAGAAGGAGAAAGCCGGCGAGGTCAAGGAACTGCTGGAGGTGGACAGATGAGCGGCGAGAATAATCTGGCGGCTCGGCTAGAGGCCGCGGTGATGAGCGACGGCAAGCTGGACGGCGGGGAGTTCGAGGCTTTGGAGCGGGAGTTCGCTCCGGCCCTGAACCTGTCTCCTTGCCCCTGCGGCAGCGGAAAGAAGTTCAACGAGTGCTGCAAGGCGAACTGGCAGCTCCTCCAGCGGACTCGGAACCGGGCCAGGGAAGAGCAGAGGGCGACCCGGAAGGAGCAGGCAGGGGAGGGCCGGGGCCTGGAGTGGCTGCTGCGGATAGGAGTGGACCCGAGGGGCGGTCTGGTGATAGACGACGCCGGCAGCGGAAAGAGGCTGCCGATGATCGGGGTCGTCGAGCTGCTGTTCAAGGCGTGGATGGACGCATTCCTCCGCCTCTCCTCGATGGAGGCGATGAGGGCGGCGCAGCAGGCCACCAGGCCCGAGTCGAAACCGGGACCTGGAAAGATCGTGTTGTGAGGAGGTCGACGTGGCGAACGAGTACCCCGTGATCCTGTACCGGAGGGACGACGGAGAGCTGGAGAAGAGGGTCGTCATTCCGGAGAGCGTGTTCACCGAGATGACCAGCGCGGAGGCGATGGCGAAGCAGGCCAGGGCCGCCGGCTTCTGGACTCGGCTCCGGCGCTGGTTCGGTCAGAAGACAGACGAGGCCCCGGACGAGCAGACGACAGAGATCGGCGGGGTGCCTGTCGCCGACGTCGGAGGTTCCCTCGCGGAGGAGGAGACTGCCCGGAGGGACGAGACGACCCGGCTGGCTCGGTATCGCGACTACATCCGGATGGACGAGGACTGCGTCGAGCTTGGCAGGGCTCTCACGGTCACGGCCCGCAATGTGTTCATGTCCAAGGAGGGGGACGAGGAGTCGTACAAGGTGGTGGCGGACAACCCGTCGATCCAGAAGATGCTTGACGACTTGGACGACCGGATCGACCTGCCGGAGGCGATGCCCGGCATCTGCCGGAGCGCGCTCCTCTACGGAGACGAGTTCGAGGAGGTGGTCGCGGAGGAGCGCACGAACCTCGTGGTGCGGCTCAAGTGGCTGGACCCGGAGATGACGACCCGGAACGAGGACGAGTACGGGAGGTTGATCGCCAAGGCCGCCTTCACCGTGAAGACCGAGGGCGAGATGGACGGAGTGCCCCTGCACGCCTGGCAGGTGATTCATCTGCGGCACGCGCACCAGAGGGGGGCGAGGTACGGCAGATCCTTCCTATTCCACGCGCGGCGGCCCTGGCGGCTCCTGGAGCCGATGGAGGACAACGTGGTGAACACCCGCTACACCCGGTCCTCCGACATCTTGGCGGTCACGATTCCGCTGCCTCCGAACTGCACGTCTGACGAGGCGGAGCGGATAGTCTCCAAGTTCATCCGCAAGCTGAAGAAGCGGCGGGTAGTCGACTCGAACGGGAAGGTCGACTGGAGGCGCGCGCCGCTGCCTGACAGCGCGGACATCGTGATAGGGCAGCCGAGCGGGGAGAACGTGGCGAAGGCGACGATCCAGAGGCTCGGGGTGTCCGGCGCTCTCGGGGAGGTGACCGACGTCAAGTACTTCCAGCGCAAGCTGCTGACGGCGACCGGCGTTCCCCCCTCCTACCTCGGGATCGAGGAGAGCGTGAACGCCAAGGCGACGTTAAGTTGGGAGGACTTAAATTTCGCGAGAGAAATAAGAGCGATACAGAAGGAGATGGCGTGGTTTCAGCGTCAACTCTACAACCGCCAGATCGTCTTGCTCGGTGGGGCTCCGGAGAAGGACCTCTACAGGATCGTATATCCGGCGATAAGCATGGTCGACGAGGAGCTGAAGATGAGCGTCGAGCAGATGCGGTGGACGATCTTCGGCCAGGCCAGGGGCAGCGGCATTCCGGTCCGGTGGCTCCTGCGAAGGATCATCGGCCTGTCGGAGGAGGATGTCGAGGAGCTGTACGCGATGGGCCTCCGGGACGAGCCCGGGACTTCGGAGAAGCCGCCGGTCGGCGCGGAGGAGCACGCGAGGGACCGGGTGTTCCGGGACATGCGGCTGGCGAACGACATACAGACCCTGCGGGACATGATCCGGGTCATCCGAAGGGAGAGGCTGAACAGGCCGCTGGAGGCTTGACCGATGAAGCTGTGGATTCTGAGACGGCTGACCTGGTTCTCGCTGAGGTGCGGGATCTACTATCTCTGGTCCAGAATCTACCAGAGGCTGTTCGAGTCCACCTGGCTCGACTACACGAAGGTCCCGCTGTTTCCCAGTGTCGGAGCGATAG